ACTTAATCAACTTAATCCACTACTTACTCCAATAAAAGCTTTAGCATGAACTAAATCATTAATAATGTCATCAAATGGAATTTTACCTGTTCTATTAATAACGTTTTTTAATGTCCCTCCTAATTTTGAATCATGCCA